ATGAACATTCTATTCTTCGTTTTAAAAACAAAATTGCTGAAAAATGGAGAAGCTCCCATTTTAATGAGGATTACCATTAATGGACATTATGAAGAAGTAAGAATACAAAGGAGCATCCAATTGAAATATTGGAACGCTTCAAAAGGTTGCAGCAAGGGGAAAGACAGGGCATCCATAGAACTGAATGACTATATAGCCATGCTCAATACACGTGCTTATGAAAAATACAAGGAACTGATTTTTGAGCAAGCCTTGATTACACCGAAAGTCATATTAAAACGGGTGTTCGGAAAAGACGAGAATATCCATACAGTACTAAAGACAATAAATAGTGAAATAGAGGCAATGGAAAAAGTTGTCAATATAGACTATTCACCAGTTACAATCAACCGATACAAAAATGTGTTGAAAAAACTGGAAAACTTCATTCCCAATTACTATAGTAAGGAAGATATTACATTCCATGAATTAAGTCCTGATTTTATCAGAGCGTTTGACACCTATCTGAAAACCAATGGAGGACTATGCCGAAACACCATCGTCCGTTACATGAAATGCCTGAAGAAGATTACCAATATGGCACTGGCAAAAGAATGGATGCGTAAAAACCCTTTCTTCGGATATAAAATGGAACAAGATGAAACCGACCCTGTGTTTCTCACGTACAACGAACTGCAAGCAATCGAGAACAAGAACTTCGAGATTCCAAGATTGGAGCTGGTGAAAGATATTTTCATCTTTGCATGCTATACAGGTTTGGCGTTCGCTGATGTTTCCACTTTAAGACCGGAAAACTTGGAACAGGACAATAACGGCGACTGGTGGATTAGGAAAGGACGTGTCAAACTGGAAAGACGAAGAAAAGCCTCTTCCATTGCCAATATCCCCATTCTTCCAGTTCCTTTGGCAATCCTTAAAAAATATGAATCACATCCGCTGTCGCTCAAAAAAGGTACTTGTCTACCTGTTTTCTGTAATCAAAGGCTAAATAGTTATTTGAAAGAAATCGCTGACGTTTGCAAAATCAACAAGAATCTGACCACCCACGCTGCAAGGCATACATTTGCAACAACAGTCACACTCGCCAATGACGTACCGTTACAAGAAGTGTCAGCCATGCTCGGTCATTCCTCTACAAAGATGACACAACATTATGCAAGAGTCATGGACAAGAACATTAAAGATAATATGAATACGGTAAAAGAAAAGATGAAACAGCAACAAGCTCAGACAACCTGATTGCTAGTAACATAACCACCATTATTTCATTTCTTACCGCAAAATTAGTCCTTTGCCCCTGACTGTACAAGGCAGCCCTTCGGGCTGGTTGGCTGGAAAAAAATCATCCTCGCTTCGCTCCGGTATTTTTTTCCGCCAAGCCTTGTACTGTCAGGGGCAAAGAACAGCCAGGCAGGTAAGAAATAGAAATACTGGCTCCAGGGAGCCGGTCATGTTTAATTAATATATAAAAAAAGTATGACTGAAAAGGCTGAAATGAAGGTATGTGAAGGAACAGTAGCAGACCTTATCGAGAACACCATCATGCTGACGAAAAAGAACGCACACAGAGTCAAGCGCATCAAAAAGCATGGAACGGAAGAAGAAACCGTCCTTTTCCATTTCCGGAAACGAAGCACCGGAATGGGATATTACGTGCATACCATTGAATCAACCGAAGGAGAAACAGAACTCCATCCGGCTGATTTTGAAAAATGGGAAGTTGTCGAATTTTCCTATCCGGGTTATCTGGAAGACTTATGGGAAGCAGCCAACAGTGCTTACAGGTGGAGCTCGTTTGAACCGGAAGCACGGGCAGAAACGGACATTGCGCTTTATGAGAAACAACTGGTGGAAGACCTCAAATACATTCCCGAAGAAAAACATGCGGAATATGTCAACGCATACCACAACAAATTCTCTGCCATGTTGAGTAGTCTTTCACGGTGTGCCAGCCCAATGGTGACCGGACCGGCAAAATTCAACCACCAGCGCAATAACAAGTCATTGGACACATATCAGAAGAAATACGATGAATTCCACGAATGGCGGAAACGGTTCAAGGATGCAATGGAAAAAATGAAGGAAGCTGCCAAACCGGAAGAACAAAAACAGGATGAAGCATGGAAACGGTTGAAACGTGACATTGAGAGCAGTGCACAGACCATCAATGAGATTGATACAGGACAGGCTAAAGGATACCACCGTGCATTGTTTGTCAGCAGCATCCTGAACAAGGTCAGCACCTATGCCAACAAGGGAGAAGTTGAAATCGTCCAGAAAGCGGTGGACTTCATCACCGAATTCAACTGCAATTGCAGAAAACCGGTCATTACACCCCGTAACCGCTTTTTCAACTTACCGGAAGAGGCACGCATGGCAAGGGAAAAGCTACAGGAGTTCCGAGAAAGGGAACAGCGGGAAGAAAGTTTTGAAGGAGGCAGGCTGGTCTGGAACTACGAGGCGGACCGGTTACAGATCCTTTTCGAGAACATCCCCAATGATGAGAAACGTAGGGAGTTGAAAAGCAACGGCTTCAAGTGGTCTCCCAAATACCGGGCATGGCAACGCCAGCTTACACGGAATGCCGTAAGCGCAGCCAAAAGAGTGTTGAACCTTCAAAACATATAATTATGAACAAACAAGAGAAATATGTCATAGATTCCCGATACTTCAGCGGATATTGTATTACCTATTATGAAGGACGGAATACGAAGTGATTTCGGAGAGGAAACACTCGAAGAACTACGCATACGGGAAAATAATCCGTTCCTGATTGCCGTCAGCCGATCCAGAATAGAAAAAATGTTACAGATCTATCAGCAGGGACTGGCCGGACCGTTCAAAGAAATCACGGAAAATGAATATTACGATTTGATGGATATTCTGCCTCCCCTACGCCTGCAAACGGACTCGTTCTTTGTCGGAGAACCATACAGCGGAAGCTTATATTCCTTCTGCTTTACACGGAACAACCGCTATTTCCAAGGTCTGCGTTCCATTAAAACCGAAAGAAACGAACTGGACAGACAGATTAGCCGACATATGGAGATCATATGCAGAAACGCCACACTTCTGAAATCCGATTGCATACATCCAACAGAAAAAAATCAAGGCGGTATAGAACTGATACCCTATTCCTTTTCATTGGACGGAAAACATCCACTGTTCATCTGTAACCTTGTCATAGGAAAAGACTATAGTCAGGCAAGAGCGGACATGGCCCGGACACTGAGGAGCCTGCGCAGCAATAATTACCTGTTTTACAAGGAAAAAGGAGGATATGATACTCCGGATGAACTGATAGATTACGTCTCACACAAGAAATTTACCCTGGCATCCAACGGCCGGTTCTTCCAATATCCTCCAAACAGGGAATCAGTAACATTTGTCGGACAAGTCAAGGAAACGGATGAAGAATTCCTCTACCGAATTTATGACCGTGAATATTTCCTGCATCTTCTGAAAAGATTGAGGTCAGTGAAGAAAGACTCCGGACATAAAACCGAGAACATCAAGGCATAAAAATAACCTGGGAATATGGTGGCACTTCCATCGTATTCCCAATAAAAACAAACTGATATGGACACAAGTAACAAATTATACTGGAAAACCGCCACGGAGCCTGCGGATAATATTGAAGTAAGGCTTATACTGGACAACTACGCCAACAATGACAATCTGTACATCGGTCTGGAAACACCTGCGGATGGAAACCGGGAACAATGGGAATCCTACACGGACCTTACCATCAACTGCAATTCACTTCCACCGTTCCATGCGTATGTGGACAGCCGTGACTGCAACAGGCACGCTCATGAATTCCTTATCCGCAACAGGATTGCCGAACCGACAGATCTGGAATATAACGGATTCAGAATATTCAGGTTCAACCCGGAACGTCTCAAGGAACTGGCTCCTGAAAAATTCAAGACAATCAGTGCCAAACTGCCGCCACAGGATGACATCATAGAATACATTGTTTATAGAGAAAGACGTTTCCCCATACGTACGGTTTACGGCAATCACGATACATATAATGTTTCAATTAAAGAACTGGAGGACACATTGATTGAAGGAGCCAAAAACCAGGACGGCACTGCAATCGAACTGCTGGATAACATCTGCCTGTTCTGTTCAGAGCAGGAACTCCGGTACCTGACGGACGAGGAACTGATAGAAACAATTTACGAACAATAAAACTGAACATATTATGAAATCCGGAGACATCGTATTTCTGAAAGTGCCCTACAAAGGCTACAGGGTTGTGGAACTGATTGAAAAGCTGGAATACCGCTGGCTGGTACGGATAGTTGACAGCGGACTTGAACTTGAAGTGTACGAGGACGAACTGGTTGTGGAAGATTAAACGAAAAAAGTCATGGAACAATATCAATTTACATTCCATTCCGAAATCATCGGATTCACATCCCCGGACATAAATAAGGTATGCAGGGAGATAGACAAAAGAGTGGAAAAGGAAAAGACGAATGCCATAAAAAAGGACATCGAACTCCATATGTACGAAAACATTGAAGGCATTCCGCACCTTGTCAGCACCTGTTACCTTTATGACGGACATGGCAACCTCATACACGGGAGCATAAATGAGACGAAAAAGTATCTGACAGAGACATGGAGATACCATAAAAACAGGATACATGGAAACATAAGACCTTGTACAAGCTGTGTTTAAGAATATTGTCAAACCTAAAAAACGACCGACATGGACATAAATGAATATACCCAAAAAGAGACTTCAGACCTGCGTATGCATGAAGCAGAACAGTATCTGAGAAATCCGAAAAATCCGTCTTTCCTTCAAGTCATCATCGAAAAGAAAAAACGCACACTGTTCATTAACAGGGACAACGGTATTATCGGAATAAAAATACCACAAAAACGTAATAAAGGACTTGTTTTCTCCTCATGGAATACCATAAGTAAAATCTGTTATCCGCAACCGGAAGAAGAAAGGAACGAAAAGCTGGTCAGGAAATACCAGTCTCTGGCCGCAAAAGCGACTTTCACCAATCCATACCTGAGAAAAGTGAAAGCTGCCGTTCCGGGAAAGAGCCTGTATGAAAACGGTCTGACAACGGGAGTTCCCATAGAAGGGGAAGTCATTACATTGGAGGCAGTAAGAAAATGGTGCGGGGATTATACGTATAACCAGTTCCAAGAAGCACTGAAGGAAAAAAAGCAATACAGGTCCGGGCGTTTCAACTTTCGAGGGTATGACGGAACCCTATGGCTGGAAACATATCAGGAAGGAGACAGCTATATGAAACAGGGAGACATACACGGAGGTTTCTCAAAAGAGAGAAGGAACTGCCTGAACGGGTTCTACTATCTGCTGATAAACGACAGCAATTTTATAGGTTACGATATAGACTGATAAAGAAACTGGTATAAAGACATACGGATATGAGAACAAAAGCCAATATAGTCAGCAGCTTCATGTTCTACATGTGGAACAAGTGGAGCCTGGAGGAATGCATGTACGTTTTCAACAACGACCCGCATTTCTGGAACAAATGGGAATATGCCTGCGAAAGCGGGACAATGGGGGCGGCCGAAAGGTTCTATGCGGAACTGTCAGACCATAACCGCGAACTCCTGGTAAACAGGGCGTGTGAATTATATTACGGCAACAGGAATATATCTGACAACAAAAAAACAGAATAACATGGAAACGAATAAGAAAAATCCCCGATGGGATACAAAAATCAAACAATGGCTAAGGAGACAGATTCAGAAAAAAACAGTTAAAAATCACTCCACATGCGACTCCCCCCAACACTCATATGGAAGATGGGTATGCAGAAAATGCGGTTCTCCCAATGTACGGACTAAAGCATGGATATACCCCAACAGGAACAACAGACTGATTTCATACATGGATACCGGAGCGTATGTGAATAATTTTTGTGAAGATTGTCTGGAATACAGTGTCCTTATAGAAGAGGAAAAACTGAAAGACGCTTTGAGCAGCTTTTGGAAACGACTTACCATTAATGAAAAAAAGTATCTGAGCGGATACAATGAGTACGGCCTTCCTTCGGAAAATGCTATGACGGAAGATGAATATGCTTCTTCCTGTGAACGTTTTTGGGAAAAACTCTCTATGAAAGAAAAAATACGCTGTATGGATGGTTCCAACTCCCATGAATTGAAAATCAAAATACATCACGAGCCCGACTGGAGCAGCACCGCATATCAAATGGTTTTAGAAAACATCAAATCACTATGCAATAACGGTTTAAAGATGGATGAAATACTGGCAGCTACCACTGCTAAGGAACTAACATTAGAACAGGCCCATATGGCTTATATCCATCTGATGGAGTGGGCATATGGAAATTACATTTCAATAAAAACTCAAGAGCCATGAATGAAATGCTACAATCTTTAGAACAATATCTTCCTGAATATACAGACCTGTTCTATGTGGACTACAGAGAAGATCTGGACGAACACGAGGACATCCAGGAGAAATGTATCCGTTCCAACAGCCTTGAAAGTCTCTATGAGAAAACTTATGAATGGTATCAAGAACAAGAAATAGAAAACCTACAGGAATATATGGAACAGGTAAGAAAAGAGATGAAATCCTGCGGCCTTCAGGACGTATTCCATGAATGCGAGGACAATATCAGGGACCTGATATATGAACGTAACCAGTCCGATCCGGTCAAGGACCTGATACGGAACTCTTCCGTAACCAACATGTTCTATTCCCTCGGCATTGAGATTGACGGCTATCATACCGGTTGTCCGGAACGGGGGGAATCGGTTGCTATGGCCTGTTACAGGATACGCCGTGCATTGCGCCTGAAAAAAGGCGAGTTTGACGAGCTGATTGGGGAACTGGTGGAAAACGCCACAGGAGGCGGCGAACTCCGTATCTATTTCAATGCCATGTTTGACAGCCTTCTCAGCCGTGACAGGGAACATGATTTCAAAAGCATACGTTTTTACGGCAATGTGATTGTAGCTATCACTGACAGCCGTGAAGGTTCAGGCTACCACGTGAAAATCCCGCTTGACCTTACATTCCCATTCAAAAGGGACAACCTGTTTGTCGACTCACAGGTACATTACTCCTATGCGAACGAAATATGCGGCATGAGCAACGACTGGTGCGATTCAACCCGATGGGAAACCGGTTTCTTCCCTATCAACGGCAAAGTCCACAAAAGCAGGATGGCAGAACACCAAAAGCAGGAAGCGGAATATGAAATGACATTCCGGAACGGGCAATGTACCTTCGGTGACATGAACTACAAACGGCACCGGAATGTCCGCTATTCCAACTCGTATCCTGCGGGATGCAGATGTACGGATTGCGGAACTTTCTGGATTGACTGAAAAACAAAGCAAAAAAATGAGAAATATAGATATACAAGAACTATCAATAGGAACAAAAGTCTACTGGCACGATCCTGCCGGAGAGACTTCAGGCATTTATGAAATTCTGATAATGCCTGATATAAACGAACTGACGAAAGAAGAACTTGAATACGATGATCTAATTCTTCTTATAGGTGACGGATTCAGTGAAGCTGAAGTATTCATTCGCGAACTTGATATTTTGTATTAATCAGACAATAAACATTTCAACCACTAAAAACTATAATAATATGAAAATCATGTGTACACAGGAGCATTACGACAAGGTCGTACAGTATGCCAAATCAATCAATGACAAGACACTGGAAAACTGTCTTGAACGTCTCAAACAATGGGAAAAGAACAAGAACTGTCCCTGCGAGATCGAACTCTATTTCGACCATGCCCCCTATTCCTTCGGGTTCTGTGAACGTTATCCTGACGGAAGGACCGGTATCGTCGGAGGACTTCTGTATCACGGAAATCCGGACGAATCGTTTGCGGTCACTTTAGAACGTATCCATGGATGGAGCATCCATACATGACCAAATATGATTGAATATACATAAAAGCCTCATTCACACCCGAATGGGGCTTTTTATATTCATACAATTAATCCAATAAAAATAATATCAATATGCTATACTATCAATTCAACGGCTACGAAGGATTCAAGCTATGTTTCGGACTTGAACAGAGAAACAACGGCACTATGGTAAGAAAAAACAAAATACTGCTTGACCATCTCAAACATCGTCCGCTCCTAAAATATTGCAGGGAGAACAATGACTATACCCTGCTGAATATCCACAATATGGCAGATCTTCAGGAAAAGATACAGGGTGCTGTAAAAGCATCAGGAAAAGAAGACGAAAGCCTTCCTTATAAAATAGAACTGATCGGAGAAACCTACTGGTCTGCCAAATACAGGACAGATGAACACAAGGGACTATGCGGGGATATGGACAAAGCCTCCATATGGTATGTGAACATTAAGCGGGGCCGTCCATTCAAAATGAAATCAGGTAAATTCATGAGGTCTGTCATGGCTGAAACAAAAATCGGACAAATCATATCTCCAGCTGTTCTTAACTGGCTTTCAGGAGATGTGTTCACGCAAAAATGGCAGACATACATGTACGGGCAGACATCCGATGTAACGCTTCATGTGAACAGCAATTTCAAGAAGATATATACCAGAGATAAATGCAAGGGTAATTTCAACTCATGCATGGCGGATATGAACAGGGACGACTTCTACAAATATTCGGTCAAGGCTCAAGCCGCCTATATAACCGATGCTGAAGGAAGCATCCTGGCAAGGGCCATACTGTTTACCGATGTATCAGACAGCGACGGAGGAAAATGGAGACTGCTCGAAAGGCAATACTCATCTGATGACAATGCCATCTTCAAGCATCTGCTGATAGAGAAACTGATTCATGGGAAGCATATTGACGGTTACAAGATTGTAGGAGCCTCATGCAATGACGCAAGTGCTTTTGTCAAGATTGACGGAACCTCACTACATGACAAGAAATTTGAAATAGAGTGCGATTTGGAGGAAGACGGCACCTTGTCCTATCAGGACTCCTTCAAATGGTATGACTACACGAACAGAAAGGCTTACAATTATCCTCACGCCAACTGGTCTCACGAACTGGACACAACAGATGAAACTCTCTCGTATGAAGAGGAGTGCAATGAGGAATGGGATGAGTACCACCAGTATTATTGTGAGGAAACAAGAACCTGCTATTGGAACGGGAGAGAAATAAGTGTGGATGCCAATAACCTGGATGATTTCGAATGGATATGTTCAAGAAATGAATACCATCACTATTCCGATATAACCGTTTGTGAGGAATGTGAGGAAGCCATGTTGGTTGAGGACACGAAACATTCGGATCTAACCGGAGGACAGTATTGCTGCCAAACATGCAAGGAAGAGGCTGAAAAGAGATTTAAATCCAAAAACTGGCATTATTCCGAATATGACGATGAATGGTTCGAGAATGAATATGATATAACAAACATCAATATCTACAACGATCAGACACTGTTATACGAGAAAAAGACCATCAGCATAAGCACATTACAGGATCTGATCATGGATGAAAAAATATGGTTTTTCGATGACGAAGCCTTTAATGCCGTCAATCCGGCTACCCGTTTCCCATATAATTACAAACATCAAAACAACCCGAGCCATGAATACACAACTTCTGAAGCATCTGTATAGCATCTACAGTCCAAGTGGCAAGGAAACCGGGATGGTCCGTTTCCTGTGCTCTTACATAAATACACTTCCTGGAAATATCAGTATTTCAGAGGACCGCTACGGAAACCTTTATGTGATAAAAGGAAAGAGCGATACCTATCCCTGCCTCATAAGCCATATCGACCAGGTATCATACTGCAATCATTCCGTTGATTTTAAAGTCATTGAAACAAAAGATATAATTTTCGGATATGCCCATTCACGAAAACGTTTTGAGAATTTGGGAGCAGATGACAAGAACGGCATATTCGTATGTCTGGAATGCCTGAGAAAATTCGATACCGTCAAACTGGCATTTTTCAGGGAGGAGGAAACCGGATGCCAGGGAAGCAGCAATGCATATATGCCGTTCTTTGATGACGTGCGTTTTGTCATACAGCCTGACAGGAAGGGCAATTCCGATCTGGTTGTAAACATAGGCTGGCAGACCTTATGCTCTGAGTGCTTTATCCAAGCCATAAACCCGCATTCATGGGGATATAATGAGACAAATGGACTAATGACCGATGTCATGGCACTGAAAGAAAACGGGTTGGCCGTCAGTTGCATCAATGTAAGCTGCGGATATTACAATCCGCATACCGATGAAGAAATCACGGTAAAAGCCGACCTTCAGAAATGCATCGGTTTCGTGGAACATGTGATAACCGATTGTACAGATATCTATACATATCTTCCTGACAGCGATTTTTACAATCCGTATGAATGTGAGGAGCAAATTTATGAGATACTATGGCACAATCCCTCCCTTACCCCCGAAGACCTGCTGGACATGTACTCTACCAATTTTCCGCATCTCAAACTGGAAGATTTTAGGAGAATCCACGAAGCCATATGCTCTGAGTTTGGGACAGAATATTTCAAAAGAATCCATCAATACTTAAAATGACCGATTATGACAGATTTATGTATTGACATGCAGGATGTGCATAATGCATCGCTTATATTATGGTACGTCGCAACCGGACTGGACCTCATGGAACTTTCCATATATGCATTATGCGTATACAGAAAAAACAAAATCAAAACACTCCTGAAAGTAGAGGAGGAATTTCTTGATGTATGGCATCCGTTTCTGGCTCCAAGAATCATCTCATTGCGGGATGACGCATTTACTTTCCTGTCTTTAAACCTGTTGTACCAATGGATATTCCACTGATATATAAAAATGGCATTCTCATTTCTTGCCGCAAATATAGCCGTTTGCCGCGCAACCCCAGCAAGGCGGCCCTACGGGCTGGTTGGCTGGAAAAAAATCATCCTCGCTTCGCTCCGGTATTTTTTTCCGCCAAGCCTTGCATGGGTGCGGGCAAACGGACAACAAGGCAATCAAGAAATAAAAATGCCTGTACCACAGGCCGGTATGTACGAACAATAAAAAATTCAAAGTCATGATTACAGATTCAAGGACACAGAACAGGCTGTATGCGGATACGGATACAGTCCTCTTTTCATTGGAAAACAGGAAAGAAGCGACAGACAGGATGATGGAAATACTGAAAGACACACCGGAATACCTGCAAGTGATGAACCATGTTTCCTCACATGCCATGGAAAACAGCGATGACGGATGGTGGAACAGCGAACATGCCGATTCTGTCATTTCATCTCTCATGGAAACATTGGACAGTTACACACCTGAAGGTTACCGTTTCGGACCGCAATCCGGAACCATGGACTTTTACGGCTACTGGAAAAGCGGAATCGGAAAGAATGTCCTCTACCATGTCCACTATACGCTCCAGACCGGTTACGAATGGGGAAAAGGACTCCCGCATGACAGGACAGAAGCCTTTTACCGGGAAATATCCGGATTATTCCGTAAATATGGGTTCACCGTCAGAAAAGAAGGGAAGTATACTCCGGCAACCTATATCGTCAAAGGGAAGACAAGGTTGCACGTACATCCCATGGAAATCAGCGGATATTGTGAAGCCCTGCACATTCCGGAAATCACACGGATACTTGCAGGAAACGGAGACAGCTTCCGGCTTGTACGGGACAGCATCCTGGAAGAGGTCTATACCTTTACCGAAGAAGAGGAACTGGAATATTACCGCAACAGATACGGGAAACACATACTGGATGACATCAGGAACGCCTTCAGATGCCGGAAAAAAGGAAAAGAGGAGATTCTATCGCTGATGGCTTCAAGGATAAACTCAGCGACGACCTCCCACCTGTACGGAACATGGCACGGTTCTCCGGCATACCGGTTCATACAAGAAGCATATGAGAAACTCGTGCAGAAAGGTGAGCTTATAGAAACCACCCGGCGTATCGGATACTGCAACATCATATTCACCACACTCAAAACCAATGCCATATGAACAGACAGACAACAGACCCTCAAAAGAAAGGGATTACAGGTCTGACATCCGACGGTTTTTACAACATATCAGATCTGGAGGATATCAACAGGAACTATGCCTATCCCATAACCCCACGCGAAGTCAGAAAGGTGAACAGCCTGATTGGCCTCATCAGAAAGGCAAGAGAGCAGGACGGACCGGTCGAAGGCGACTCGGTAGAGTTCATCTCGCGTACAGGGGACTATTTCGGGGAGGCGCATATCGAGAAAATTATCGGAAAACATTCGCATATATGCCTTGCACCTGAAATGCAGTTCTGCTTCATGGACAGAAAAAGAGCGGCATTTGAAATCGAAGGCAGTCCTTGGACACAGATCAGCACATCCCTTCTGGTCCCGGCAGGAACCGCGGTTAAAAAGTTCCATACATGGGGCTACGGCAGACGCCACCATAAGGGATACCTTCAGTTCCGGACATCCGTACGCAAATGGAAATTCCGGGAAGCCGACCCACTTTACGACGGATATACCACACGGAACTGGCAGAAATACCATATCATGAAACACCGTGATCCCGAAAGAAGGAACGAATACACCTACCGCAGTGACGGTTTCACTGTATACAGCCGGAACGAGCTGGACAGACTGACCGAAATCCTGCACGGGAAACTGTACAAGGGTATCTTCCCGAATTCACTGGTTCTATGGGGATACCGGATGGAACAGAAGGATATGTCCCGCAAGGAGTGGAACGAAATGAAAGGCCGTGGACAGCTCCTCATGGATTTTCTGGATTACGGTCCCGTACGAATCCTTGCGGATGACAAGCATCACACCGTAACAATATATAGAATAAATGACCACACATGACAAAGAACAACGAAACGATATGGCACGATACGAAATTTCCAACGAAGTAAAGCCGCTTGACAAGCTCATTACCGGATTTGCCGGTTCATGCGGATACGACATACAGACAGTTTTCAACGACTTTCTGCGCTTCATCATACATGGTTTCTCTCCAGGCGCACCTCCAATGAGAGACTGGAAGTACAAACGCCGGCAGAACATCGCATTTATGGAAATGACAACCCAGTGGACACTCATCATGCAGAAACAGATTGGAAGATCCGGATGGTTCGACGCATTCGGGGAACTCCATATGGCATATTGTTCCAAACCAGGACAACAGGCAAGCGGACAGTTCTTCACCCCGGCACACATCTGCGAACTCATGGTCATGTGTGCGACAGACAAAAAAGAGAGCGGACAGAGAATGGGAGACCCCACATGCGGAAGCGGAAGGCTCCTGCTGGCATACCATGCGCACAATCCGGGAAACTATCTTGTAGGAGAAGACATCAGCCGCACCTGCTGCATGATGACCGTCTGCAACATGCTCGTGCATGGATGTGTCGGAGAGGTTATCTGCCACGACAGCCTCCGACCGGACAGTTTCACCGACGGATGGAAGGTCAATCAGGCGCTGCACCTTACCGGAATTCCCTCCATCAGACGCATGAAAGCCGAGGAATACAGAAATCCAATGCCGGAGAACATCAGCCGTTTTACTGAGGCTGCCCGGCTCATCAATATATTGGACAAATCATTATCAACCATTTAAAAATTATAATTATGGAAACTTTAGCAGTATTGAACAATCAGAAACAATTTGATTTCCAGAACAACGGAATCGAAGTGATGAATCTTGAAACGCTCCAGCGTACCTACAAGGAGAACGACATTTATGGAAATCCTGTAAGGGGAATCTACCACTATCAGGTCATAGATCGCATGACGGACATCTGCCGGCGTCATAACCTCAGTTACGAAGTGGAGGAAATCTTCGCCGCACAGAACAAGAACAGGACACAGCCGGGAGTGGTCATCCTTCCGCAGGTTGAACAGACCTACGGAGAAAAGGCAGTGGAGGCACATGTCCTGCGCCGCATCTTCACCACCATCCGAATCCTGAACGGGGACACGGACGAACTTACCACCACACTCGTGGTAGCCTACCATCAGGACGGAATTCAGGCGGCAATCGGCCCATGTGTACGCATCTGCCACAACCAATGTATTCTCTCCCCCGAACGAAGCGTTGCCAACTATGGCAAGGACAAGGTGACGACCGAGGAACTGTTCGAGAAGGTGGATGACTGGATGCGGAATTTTGAGCGTGACATGGATGCGGACAGAAGCCGAATCCAAAGGCTCAAGGAAAAGGTGTTGACACCAGGTGAATTGTATATGATAATCGGAATGCTCACCGCCATGCGTGTCTCCCACGACAGCACGGACAAACGGCTGACATCCAGAGTGGAAACCTACCCCCTCAATCAAGGACAGATTTCCGTCTTTACAGAGGAACTGCTCAAACTCTCGCTTGAAAAGTCCCAAATTACCGCATGGGACGTGTATAACGTATCCACAGAAATATACAAACCCGGAAAGACCGATTTCCCGGCCATGATCCCGCAGAACGGAGCAATGGCGGAATTCCTGCTTTCCTACAATAATTGACGAGAATTATAATGGTCCAGTCCGGTTTCGCCACAAGCGGAATCGGACTGTCCGTTTTATGAACCTAACATAGATGTATTATGGTAAAGAGCAGTGGAAAGCAGACTGAAACATATATCCTGTTCAGCTGCAACGCATGGCATGAATACAGTTCATTCGAACCCCAGGCTGTTTTCAGCTCTGCTGACAAAGCCGAAGAATTCCTGAAAAGAAACAAAAGAAGGCTGAAGCTGGAAGATGACGACATCAAATGTTTCATGCAGTACCATCAGACACAGGGAAAGGGCACAAACTACCTGATACAGCCCTGTCCGTTAGACCCTGCCACCATGCAGGAAATAGGACTGGGATAACAAACCAACCATATATAAATTACCAGAATCATGAATGAAACGACTTACATCGGCCTGTCACAGCCGGACGGAATAAGGTATATTACCGTCATGAGAGGTGGCGATTTCGATAACAACGGAATGATACTGAAAAACTTCTACTGTAAGGAAAGCAGGATAAGACAACTGCTCAAACTGGGAGACCTGTTCAGACTGGGAGGCAGCCCGTACAATCCGGCAAGTCCGGAAAATGAGAGAAACGATAATGTCCATTGCATGCCGCTCGGGAACGGACAGGCACATGAAATCAAGGACAAGGAAACCTTTTTCCTTTTAGGAGAATGGACCTACCTGTATGAGAACGGGAAATGGATGCTCGGACATGGTGGAAACATATACGACATCAGCCGGGCAAGCTTCAGCGTATTCATACCGGAAAACAACCGTATCCCCCCGGTATTTGATGACAGAATCAGGTTTGCCACAATAGACAGCCGGGGCACACTGGAGTTCCTGAACGGATTTGTCTACGGATGGGACACATGGGAAACACTTCAGAACAGGGTGGATGTCAGAGAACAGACTGTCTATGTATTCAGGGAGACGGAACTTATCAGAATAATAACCCCCAAAAACAGAAAATCATGAAAGATGTCAATGTAACAAAGGCAATATCCTGCCTGCCGGAAAAATTCATTACAATGGAAATGGCCGAAATGGCGGCAGCAGAGCATCGTGCGGAACTGGTAAATTATCTGCCGGAGCCTATGATAACCCCAAAGATTCTGGACATGATATTCGAAAACGAATATTCCGGATGGGAATCATGGAACCTGTCAAGGATACCGGAAGAAAAAAGGAACCGGGACATCTGTCTCAGAGCCGTAAAGGCAGACAGAAAGAATTTTCCATATGTTCCCGAAAAATACAGGAACGGGGACATTATCGAAACACTTTTCCGTTATGGGAGTTTTTTGGACAGCCTCCATATCATACCGGAATCTTCATGGAACATCCAGACCGTAGCAAGCGGACTGTACTCCCTGTGCAGAAGTATACAGAATTCAAGAGGCTCCTGGAAAGGGCATTACACGTCCGACCGTGAAGGTCTGGATTTCATACGCACAGCCAAAGTCATGCTCTCCTTTGTCCCTCCAAGAGCCAAAGGCTTTAGACTCTGGAAGAGACTGATTCGGGAAGAACACATAAGCATCCATACCATTGACAAGATAATACCTAAATGTTTCAAACAGTCAGAATATTACAGGAGGTGGTGCATACAGTCCATAGGCGAAGTGGATACCCGATGGCTGGACTACGATACCGTATGGAAAGCCATATCGGAAAAGATCGGTAACATACAGGATCTGATAAAATCCCCCAGGCATTACAAATGGTTCTCGGAACATGCGGACGATGCCATGGCAGACAAGGTGGCAGAAGGGGTTCCGGAACTGTTCAGCCGGCTTCCCGAGAAGTTCAGGACAGAAGAAAGGCTCATCAGGGTACTGGACGGGAAAAAGGAAATCAACGACTACTATTTCCCCATCAGCCCTGAACTGGTGACAGACAAAGTCTGCCGGGCACTGGCAAGAAGGGATTCCTTCTATCCGGACATCCCCAAAGAAATATGGACAAAAGAACTTGCGGAATATATGACAGAACACGGCAGAAGCTTCAAATGGCTTTCAAAAATGCCGAAGGAACTCCAGGACAGGAATATTGCAGACAGAGTGATGGCCGAAAAGCCGGAATACTTCTGTTATCTCAGAAAGGAATTCATAACCAACGAAATGTCGATGAATCTATGCCGACAGAACGTACACAATGTCAGCCACTTCAAGGAAAGAAGCACAGAGTTCAGCAGATATACCGGACTGCCGGCCGAATTCTACGGTTGCGAAACGGAACTGGAGAACATAAGGGAACGGGGCGACAACCGCCGTTACTGCCGTATCGGACTTACATACATCGCACTCCAGAGATGTGAAAAAAGATATGGAGAATATGAATATTACCTGATCATGACACGCCACGCCAACCGTTATCTGCCTGCCCGTACCGTATTCCGGAAACGGATTGACACGTTCCACAGGACATGGCTGGAAAAGACCGTCTGTGACAACGACCCTGAGTTCAGGATGCCGAAGGTCGAAAAAGAGCTGAAAGACGTACAGGCCATGCGCTATTATGACGTGCAGCATATCCGTACCATACTCGGATGTGACATCTACCGCAACACCTTTATGGGACAGACGGTGGAATACTGCATCAGGAAGAACGGGCTGACCTACCACGACACAAAGCCGGAGAAACTAGTACCGGGACTCCATCTGAAAATAAGAAAACTCAAGGAACAGGCCGCACTTTCCGAGAAAACGCATGACTCCAAGGAAATCAACGCGGACATGCTGCACAGGGAAATGGGATATTGCCTGACCGGAATAGAAGCCTTCGCGGAAGACTACGGTCTGGATGTGGAACGCAGCTACACCATAGGAGAACTGAAAGAAGCCATACATTCCAGGGGGTACAAACCTTCATTAGAGAAATACAAGACAGAAATCCAACTTTTAAATCTTATTTGATATGGGTAATATACAAAAAAAGATAGAAATAATAAGAGAGGAAATCATAACCTGCATACTGACTCTCATGCGTTCCAATTCGGTTTCCGAAATCACATTGACCGAAACAGACAATCCCGTTTTTATAATATGGTTCGACAAGACCGGAGAACCGTGTGAATGTCGTGTACATAAGGTAATTGCAGCAGATGAAAGCATTTTTCTTGAGGTGTATGACAAAATAACGGGAGAAACCCATAAGATTACAAACAGACACGAAACGGCACTGGCCAATCCGGTATGTCTGAACGAGATACTGGAAGCCATAAAGAATATAGAAGCAGCAAAGTAAAACTGTTACAGCTTTCGTGTTTACGGAATAAGCGCAATGCCTTTTATGCATATTCCGTCACATTCATCTACATAAATACAAACTTAAAAATTATTTCATATGAAAACTTTTGAAAAAGACATTGAACAGCTTCGGGAAAACATCATAAATTCCATACTCTCGCTCATGAAAGCCAACCAACTTACTGAAATCACGCTTGAAAGCGACGATCATGACCCTGTGTTTGTAATCTGGTTTGACGATTTGGGAGACCCGGTTGAATGTACCGTACACAAGATAAAGGATGTCGGGAACGACATTGTCCTTGAAGTGCACAATAAGATTACGGAAGATGCGTATGACGTAACAAGTGAGTACGAACTGGCACTTGCCAACCCGATATGGCTAAACGAAATGTATGAGTTCATGCTCCGGATTCTGTCTCAAACAGAAGGAACAGGAACGGAAGTAAATGCAATATGTTGCAGGTGCGGAAGTACGGACGTAACCTGTGAGGCGATGATAAACCCCAATACAAAGGCATTTGACCACTACACTGATGAGTCTTTCCTATACGGATGGTGTGACAGTTGTAAAACAGGCACAGTCATCAGCGACACGGCTGAGGTAAAGGACGAAATACTGCAACAATACAGTAAGTTTACTGCAATTCACAATAAAGAACCGCAACTGGCCCTGTGCCGTATCATCTGGAAAGACAACATGAAAGATACGGAAGTTACCATTGCACTTGAACACATTCCTGAGGAGCTTGACAACAACATATTCTTCTATTGCAACAGCCTCTCCGATTTCATGGCAATGGCAGAATACGGATGTGAGGATTTCATCGTTATAGAATGTATTGAGTTCACAGACATACAAACATCGGAGAAAGAATGTCAAAACCCGATGGAAAACATACGTCCAAAACCATCTGCTAACCAATGCAATATGGATTTACATGAATATTATCAGAAAAGCAGGCATGAAATCAATTCGTCCATCATGGAAATGGCCGGTGAACTGGCAACCGCATGCCTTGTCAACAAGTACAACCGTCCTTTTGAAGAGTTTGTTGAACCGGATGAAGAAGGAAATCCGGAAAGTGGCACACACTACAAGGATGAATATCAGGATGAATACAACCGCTTCTACGATAAAAGCTATGCCCGGATTGCCGGTCTGATGAAATTCGATGTAACCGAAGAAAACGGCATTACCAGACAATAGACATGGAATTAAAAATGAAAACGGACCGGAATATCTTCATGGGGGTCCGGTTCGTTAAACAAACATCACAACAGACAAAGGAACAGGACATCAGAACTCTATATTCTGTTCATGGTTATACTTAAAAAACATAAACGTATGAAATCAACAACGCTTAAAATAGGAGATAAAATCCGGATTAAAGGAGAAGGTTTCTTCGAAGAATTCCCGGTTATGCCCAACCATACGATAATATGCCACGGGCTTGACGTTACTCCGGAAATGAGACAGTACTGGGAACGGGAAGCCACAGTAGTGGAAATCGACACAACAGGGAAAAATCTCATGTACGGCTTGTCGGTAGATTGTGGCAAGCATTGGTGGAGCATTGAAATGTTAGAATCAGAAAGCAATTAATCAGGAATAAAACAAATTATTTTATTGACTAAAAAAGGTAAAAATTATAGAAAAATTATTTGCCGCTTTCCATAAATACATTATTTTTGTACCGAAAATAAAGTTGGTTCCGTAGCTCAGTTGGATAGAGCAACAGCCTTCTAAGCTGTGGGTCCCGCGTTCGAATCGCGGCGGAATCACAAAAAGGGTTGCCTTAATAATAAGGCGACCCTTTTTTATTTGCATGCTCGGCACGAGCATTGTCTAACGGGTGCAAGTCCCGAGTAAGCCCTAATAGCGGGAATTACATAGCCAAAGGCAAGGGTGTCCATCGTGAGATGGAATCTGAAAGAAGCCGGCGGCAAACATCTGACCTAACGGACAGAAACTTCATATAAGGCATATGACTGTGGGTAAGGTTGCGAAACAAACCAAAGCCCGATAGCTATTCGGAACGGTCGGTGTAAATGAAGTGGGTATAAGATGGAAAGACAATGTCCTTATCCGAGGAGGTCTCACGGACGCTTCAAATAGTTTTTTTTTACGAAAGAAGTGGAGTAAAGCTTGCCGTGAGAAGTCAGCAGATGCCATAGTATTGCAATAATCGATAACATTGCATGAAGGGCTGAACCTAACAATTAAACGATAGTAATTGAAACATACCTTATGAAGGAAAGAATGCAGAAAACATTATCCCAAGTTAATGGCTGCCCCCAAAGAGATAGGTCGGAAACCGAATGGTATGGGGGAGTGCAGACCTTCATGTGGATGTGTGAAGACAACATCGTGGAAGTACCATTCAACAAGGAACACCTTTTCGAGCAAATCCTCAGTCCTGCGAATCTCCACCGAGCTTACAAGGCTGTTATGAGAAACAAAGGCTGTGGTGGTATCGACAAGATGTCGTGTGAGCAGTTTCTCCCATGGCTCATGACCAACAAGGATGTGCTCATCCGTTCCTTGATGGACGGCTCTTACCGTCCGAACCCAGTGAAAAGGGTAGAAATACCCAAAGACAACGGCAAGATGCGCCTGTTGGGAATACCTACAGTGATAGACCGTGTGGTGCAACAAGCCATCAACCAAGTACTGTCTCCCATCTATGAGAACCAATTCTCCAAGACAAGCTACGGCTTCCGACCGAGAAGAGGATGCCATGATGCAGTGCGTGGAGCGCAAAGGGTAATCAACGAGGGCTACACCTATGTAGTAGACCTCGACCTTGAACGCTTCTTCGACACCGTGAGCCATAGCAAGTTCATAGAAATCCTCAGCCGTACGATAAAAGACGGTAGAGTTGTCAGTCTTATACACAAATATCTCCGAAGTGGTGTAATGAACAAAGGTTTGTTTGAAGCGAGCGAGGAAGGAACTCCCCAAGGCGGACCGCTAAGTCCGTTGTTGAGTAACATCATGCTCAACGAGTTGGATAAAGAACTTGAACGCAGAGGCCTCCCCTTTGTGCGCTATGCCGACGACTCGATGATATTCTGCAAGTCCAAAAAGGCTGCAATGCGAGTAAAGGCGAGTATAACCCGATTTATAGAGAATACCCTATATCTCAAAGTCAACAAGGAAAAGACCGTAGTGTCGTATGTGCGCGGAGTGAAATACCTCGGCTATTCCTTTTATGTGATGAAAGGCAAGTGCCAACTCACGGTGCATCCCAAGTCCAAAGACAAGATGAAGTCAAAGCTAAAAGAACTGACAAGTCGCAGTAATGGGTGGGGATATGCCAAGAGAAAGCAAAAATTGAAAGAATATATAAGAGGTTGGGTCGGCTATTATCACCTTGCCAATATGAAGCGTCTTCTGCTTGAAACAGACGAATGGTTAAGACGTAGAATACGCATGTGTATATGGAAAGCTTGGAAGAAAGTCAAGACAAAAGTGGCAAATCTCATTAGATGCGGTATCAATAAATACCAAGCATACGAATGGGGTAACACTCGTAGGGGCTATTGGCGAATAGCTGACAGTCCTATTCTAAAAAGGGCGATAGATAACAATAAATTACGCTCCGCAGGGTATGCTACTTTAATGGAGGCGTATCTCGAATGGTATCCAAAATAGGAACCACCGTATGCGGAACCGCACGTACGGTGGTGTGAGAGGTCGGAAAACGAAAGTAGGAAGAAAACTGCTTCGTTTTCCTCCTACTCGATTATTCCTTCTTAGTTTAGAAGAAAATTTTCTTGCCGCAACGCAAATTCCTTGCAAAATTCATCGACCATACCACCAATCTCCTAACTTTAAACTCTGAGAACATAGTGGTATTCGTTTAAATGTCATAACTTGGCACTATAAATCCAATACCTTCATCGCTATATTCCTATTTAACAATAGATTGAAGTGATTCTTGTATCAGACTCTTGTTAATGTATATACAACAGCTTGTATTCCTCTTTCCTCCGCCTTTCGATAGAGGAAATCTTCTTACCCTTATAATGGCAATACTTTATGAAATCCTCATAAATATCCCGGTTGCCGGACTCCAGTTTCCTTATCAGCGTACTTTTGGGCATTTTCCCATGACCGAGCAGACGGTATGGTCCCACCTGGTAAGCCAGACACGCGACCAAGAGCGAATCCTTTCCCAGATGCCGGAACAATGCGCACATCTCCTTCAAATCCTTCCTCAGAATCCGGTCTCCGTCACTTTCGGTCAGTTTCTCCGGAAATCTCTCCCCTTTGCGGATACGGTGTCCATAGGCCACATAAGGGTAACATTCCGGTCCATGCCAGCCCTCGTATTTTTTGATGCACCGGACTGCCAAGCTCCAGCGTGATACCTGTACGGTATCCTGAGCCGGAACACCGGCCACCCACAGAAACAGCACCGCCACCGGCAATGCTGACCTCAAAAACGATGAAAGTGCTATCGGGCACCTCCTTCACCCTCAGGGAGTGTCTCTTCCGGAATTTCCTCTCCATCATCCGAACTGTTGAAATCCAGTTCTATGTCAATGGTATTTCCCCAGTTGTCCTCCACCGTGATGATCAGGTTCTGAGCCTCCTCACACAGGGAAGTATAATACAGACGGAACTTCCTGTTCTCAAGCAGATAGCGGTCGTTAGGCTTGAACTCAAGCCCGTTGTCCAGTTTCAGGGAGCCTTCCCCGTCATACTGGAAATAACGTATGGTATATATTGTTCCGTCAAAATCCCCCTCACTTTTCAGTTCGCAGCGTATTTCCGCCGTCTCATTCTTTTCCAGTTCTTTGGGGACAGGCATGGTTTCCACACTGAACGGATAGCTCTGCTGCACTTCCAGTTCGGAATCACACGATACCACGAGGGCAGACAGCAGACCCATACAAAACAAAACCATACGACCGATTATAGCCATTCCTCTTTTCATATTCTTCTCCTTTTTCAT